ATCGGAAGATTATGTACCTGGAGATTATGTACCAGGAGGAAAAGTTTCAGATGCAACTATGAATTTTAAAATAAACAATTCAGATGATGCTTCAAGATGGTTAAGAGATACTCCAGAAGGAAGACATGCTGGAAGTAGACCGATTGAAGATTTTGAAGATCTTGAAAGTTTTGAAGAAGGTGCATACATTGAAGAGGATAAGTTGCAAAGACACTCTAGAACTAGTGGTAAACAAAGATATCATGGTGCTAGATTAGCGGCTAGAGAATCTAGAACAACAAGTAAACCTATAGTTCGTAGAGAACCAACAAAAAACACAGTTTCCGAATCCAAAATAATGAGAGAATACAAAGAGTTGAAAACTAAAAACGAAGAGTATAAAAAAGCACTTAATGTATTCAAAGAAAAACTAAACGAAGTTGCGTTGTTTAACACTAACTTGGCTTATGTTAATAGATTATTTACTGAGCATTCAACTACTAAGAAAGAAAAAATGGATATTCTTAAGAGATTTGATAATGCTGAGACTATTAAAGAATCTAAAAACATCTACAAAACTATCAAAACGGAATTAGATAATAAATCCCCTATGAATGAATCTGTAGAAAATAAAGTTAATAAAACAATCCAATCTTCTAAGTCCACTAATTTGAATGAGTCTACTGCTTATGTAGATCCACAAATTACGGCAATTAAAGATTTAATGAGAAGAATCTCATAAAAATAATAAAATAACAAAATAAAAAATAAAAATTAAAATGGGACATTTGTTAAACTCAGGTGAAGTCGGAAATATCGGACTAGAACACCTAAAGCAAATTAGATCTAAAACTATCTCTAAATGGAACAAATTAGGTTTCTTAGAAGGTTTAAAAGGTCACGTAAAAGAGAACATCGCTCAATTGTATGAAAACCAAGCATCTGCTTTGTTGAATGAATCAACTTCTGCAGACTCATCAGGTTCTTTCGAAACTGTAGTTTTCCCAATTGTGAGAAGAGTATTCTCTAAATTATTGGCTAACGATATCGTATCAGTACAAGCGATGAACATGCCAATCGGTAAATTATTCTTCTTTGTACCTAAAACATCTGATGGACAGTTTCCATTGAATGGTGATAATGGTACTACTAACGGTGCATTACCAGAATGTGTAATCGGAGATTGTACAGATGTATCTGCAACAACATTCTACGCAAAAAGTCTTTACGATTTATATTACAACGATGGTTTGTATGATGCATCTAAAGGTAAGCCTACTCTTAACGTTGAGGTTGGTAACGTTAATAACACTGGTAACGTATTAATCCTTTCAGGACTTTCTGTTGATGATGAATATGCTGCTGGAGCACAAAAAGCGTTAGCGGGTGATAATTCAGTTAGATACCTTAAATTAGGTGTAAAAGGATTTAACAACCAAAACGCTGGTAGATTAACAGGACCAGACGGAAATGAGATGGATACTGAATCATTTTTAGCATCACTTAAAGTTGTTGTTAGAGGTGGAGACATTAAAGATAATAACGGTAATCTTATTATTGCGAGTGGTGGAGAAGTACCTTTTAGACTTATTACTCAAAAATACGGTAAAGGTATCGTAGATTATAGTAATATCTGTACTGCAGATGGTTCATTACTTTTAGAAGTAGATTTAACACACCCAACATGTGTGTCATGTTCAGATGCAACACTTGATGGATACATTGGTGCAAATTCTGGTTTAACTAGAAGTACTAATGCTACTTATTCAGGGATTACATTTGACGTAAGTTGGGTACAATACGCTTCTTTAGAATACTCTACAGAAATGGGTGAGGTTTCTTTTGAATTGGATGAGGTAGTTGTATCTGTAACTGAAAGAAAACTAAGAGCAACTTGGTCTCCTGAATTAGCACAAGACGTTAGTGCATTCCATAACATCGATGCTGAAGCTGAACTTACGGCACTATTATCTGAGCAGGTTGCTGCTGAGATCGATAGAGAGATCTTAAGAGACTTAAGAAGAGGTGCAGCATGGCAATTGAGATGGGACTATAACGGATGGAAGAGAGCTAACTCTGGCGGTGGTTTCAACGCATACACACAAAAAGAGTGGAATCAAACATTGATTACTAAAATCAATCAAGTTTCTGCACAAATTCACAAATCAACTTTGAGAGGTGGCGCTAACTTCGTAGTAGTATCTTCTGAGGTATCAGCAATTTTTGATGACTTAGAATACTTCCACGTATCTAACGCTTCTCCAGAGCAAGATCAGTACAATATGGGTATTGAGAAAATCGGTTCATTAGGTGGAAGATATACTGTATATCGTGATCCTTACGCACCAGCGAACTCAATCATCATTGGACACAAAGGTAAGTCATTGTTAGATACTGGATACATTTACGCTCCGTATGTACCATTACAATTGACTCCAACATTACAAAACCCATTCAACTTCGCACCAACGAAGGGGATTATGACTAGATACGCTAAGAAAATGGTTAATAACCGTTTCTATGGTGTAGTAACAGTTGACGGTGTTGTAACATTCGATATCAACGAATTGAGATAATCAATTAAAATATCAACAATAAAAAGGGTAGAGTTTTCTACCCTTTTTTGTTTTATAGAATATTTATTATTATATTTGTAATCACTATGAGGGTAAAGAAAAAATATGTTCTATTAGAGTCACTATTAATTGACGTTACTAATGAATTTAATGATAACGAAAAAAGAATACTAAAATTAATACATAAAAAACACAAAGACGACAAATACAATTATAGTGTTTTTGATGTTGCCGCATGGTTAATCGAAGATTTTAATTTAGATTATGAGACTGCTTTTGAATTATCTAAATCATATTATTGGGAGAACTCTAAATTATTTAGTGTTTACGAACCATTAAGAAAAAAATGGCCTATGGCAGAATTGTTTTTTTCTAAAATTCACGATTTTACTGGTAATTTAGTTAAATCATATAATGATGAGACATATGGGCAAATAGAAGTCCATTTTAATGGTGATGAAGGTTTTAATGATGTCAGAGACGTTAGATTGTGGTCAGGATACAACTCAATGTCACTTTATATACCTTTTAATTTCTTTCATATTGTAGATGATTATAGAAGAATTTATATTGATATGGATGATAGGGACGCTAGAACATTAAGAGTAGATATTCAGTTTTTTCAATTAGATAGTCAAGGAAATAAACTTGAACATAATATTTGGAGAACCGATGACTATGAAAATGGTAAAATTAATTTAGATGAATTCTTAATTGAGGTGGGATATAGGTCAGGTAAAAGTGGTGATGAAACACCCCAAAAACTAATGAGTTTTAATGCACCTTACCCAAAACCATTAAATGTGACTTCGGCAACTCAAATATTAAAAAACATATTAGAAGACGTTATTCAAAAAATTAAATCTACAACTTTTCAATTACCTTCAGGTGTAGAACCTATAGTAGTTAGTGTAGGTAGTCAACTTGGTTAACTATATTAAATTTCATTGTATTAGTATATGTTTTTACTAATAAATTAGAAGTCAATTTAATATCTATATAGTATTCATTAGGTATCATCCAAGATGTATCTAAAATAAAGTAATTTTTAAGATAAGTTCTATTTACATCCATCCAATCAATAACATTAACTTCGGTGTTTCCTTCTCTTATCCAAACTCTATATTGTAATCCATCTATCACTGACGATTGATTAATAGTATATGGTTCTCTTACATTTACAAATACTTTTCTTAAATCACCTCTTTTGATTTTTTCATCTCTCCTAATACCCGATAGATTCATTCCATATTCTATAGGTAAAGACTCATCATCACCGAAACGATAGTATTCAGTATCATCTTTTATTTCAAATTGTAATGTTACGTCTGGTCTATTTATACCACCAATTTCTATATCTGACCATGTGTCAGTAAATATAGTACAATCTGATTCCGTAATAGGTACAAATAGTTCAATATAATATACACCTTTTGTTTGTCTAACGACATCATTAGATGTGTATGAAGAAAATAGTACACCTGACCCATCTTTTACTTCTACAGTAGGGTTACTGTCTAAATTAACGGGTTCTCCACCTAAATTTGTGTAGAAATATAATCTATTTAATTTACCTCTATAAAAATTCTTCCTGTCGTCTCTAATTACACTATCATAAACTGTTTCTACGAATGGTTCATAATACGTTTGTGTGTGTCTAGTGAAGAAACCTACATACCTTGAAGGTATTACCTCTATTATCTCTAAATCTCTCTCAAATGCAATACCATAACCGTAATTAGTGGTACCAGTACCACCAGTAATTAAAGTATTTACCTCATCAGTGATATCCATCTCAATATTTTCACTACCCTGATCAAAATGTTGTATAGTTATTGTAATCGCAGATGGTGATCCTGAATAAACACCAGGTTCAGTCCATTGTGTCGCCCCACTAGAATATAACCAGTTACTTGCAGATTCCACAAAAGTTATATTATCATGCGGTTGTATACCTTCGTATTGTTGGTAATCGTACCCACAACCTTCATCCCAAAATTCATCAATCCTAAAAAGAATTAAATTAAAAGATGATGTTCTTACTTTATTGTCTAAGGCTCTTTGTGCCTGTAAGTCCCTATCAAAAAAGGAACTATTAGTCATTCTAAGAGTATGGGTTACATTAGATAAATCACCTAATTCACCATTACTATATTTTGTTTGTAAATCCGAAACATCGAAATATATTAAATGTCTGGTGTAGTCTGGTTGGTTTTCTTTACCACCATAATATAATTCCGCAATTGGGTTTTTACCAGTGTTTATTAATGTGTTATAAACAATTGTATTATCTTTATCTATATAAGTTCTATAAACCATTTCTCTTTTATAAATAAATATCTTAATTACTATTAATATTCTTATTTAAAATCTTATTTAAATCAAATCTTAAAACATCTGTAGTAATAGTACTAGGGTCAGCACTTAAACCGTGATAAGGGTGTACGTGTAGTTGGACATATTTTTTTACTAACTCTAAAAACTCTAATAAAATATCCCCATATACTAATGGATGTGCCTCATTATTTATTTTTTGTTGTTCATCGTCAGTTATTAATTCTTTTGGGTTTGCCAATTCAAATGT